GCTTTTGCAGATTACTGGAAGCACCTTGCGTGTCATTAACCGGATTCAAACCGGAGCAGCCAGTTCAACTGTACGAACTCCCGAATTGTTGGCTTTGCAGATTTCGCCAGCTTATCCAATCAAAAAAGTTTATAGCGAATACGAGTTCAATCAGCCTTACCCAGATTCAAATACGCTTCTGACAGAATTAAAAGTCGTTGAAGTCAAGAATCTAGGTTATGGAGAAGAACAAAAATATGACGCTCTAAGTACAGTTGAAGAAAAGGTTATTGAATTCTTGAGAGCAATTCTGATCAGCGAATCCGCGCCAATCTGCACGGCTCGCGTTTTTGGAATCAAGGATACTTGGCTGCTTGGCTACCGCATCATCTGCATTGACGAAAAACAAAGCATCAAAGCCACAATCACCATAACTTCAATCATTTATAGTTTTGATTCTGAAGAGACAACCATCAGCGGACCAACCGAAATCGACTTTGTAAGGTTTGAGTGAAAATCATTTACACGAATTCAGTCACTAGCGTTACCAGTTCAGCGACTCAATTGTCCAGCGATTATGCAATCGCCAAAGTCGAGAACAATTATCCAAAGCAGCCTTACATTGCTGATGCAGCAACCGCAACAATTACCGTTACTTGTCCAGGTGCAGAAGCCATTTTCTTTAGCTACTTGGCTGAAGCTGTGACGGTAACATTCAAGGATTCTGGTGCAAGCACCTTATCAACAGAAACGTACTCGAACACTTACACTTTGAGCGAGCAATACCTGCTCAATGAGAAAACCCACTGGAATGATTCAGTTTTTGTGGATTGTCCAGCAACCACCAACACGGTTGAGATTGCTTTAACCAATTCAACGGACGTCAAAGGAAGCCTGGACGGATGGGTTACGGCAAGCAGTGGACAACTCGGCAGATTACAAGCGAGTGCTGCAAACATTTATTTTGAAGATTACCCACAAATCAAACTTGGAACCTTTGTCTCTGATGGTGTTTTCACGGAGCAGCTCAACCGGATTACTGGGGATGGGACAGGCTCAGAAGATTTGCAGTTAACCGGAAATGGTGGCTCAAACTTTACGGTTTCTTCAATGAAGTTGCCGCTCATCGTCAACACGATCCGAGCCGGAAAAGTTCTGGAAACCTACAATCCAAACGTAGGAATGTCGATAAGCCGAGACTCGCTAGGAATCAAACAAGAACGTGATTCAGGTTTGGTTTACCGATTGGGTGAAATTCGCAGAAGATTCAGCGGTTCAGTGCAAGTCTTAGAATCCGAGAGAGACACAGCAACCAAAGTCTTTGCTGGCTTACGAATGCAACCAGTGGCGGCTCAGATTCTAGGCTACCAAACCAACACCGCAGTATTTGGAAGTTTCTTTGAGCCTGCCTCAATTGCCTACAGTTACCCAGGTTCTCAAATCTATGACTACAACTTTATATTTGTTGAGCTAATTTAATGTCACTACTTAAAACAAACGAAATCCAGAATTACAACGGTTCGAGTCTCACTCTAACTGCCAGCACGGTTTCCACTTCTGCACAGTTAAACACGGGCGGAAATATCAGCGTGACGGGTTCTTTAAACGTGTCAGATGATTCAACCACAAGAACCAATTTAGGATTGGGAACGATTGCCACACAAGACTCAGATTCAATCACAGTTACTGGTGGAACGGCAACACTAGGAGCCTTGACCGTTAGCGGTTCAGATTCTGGTGATTTAGTAAGGATTACACAAACAGGCAGCGGAAATGCGCTAGTAGTCGAGGATGAAACAAATCCAGACAGTACGCCTTTTGTGGTAAATACTGACGGAAGAGTTCTTGTCGGAACAAGTTCAGAAGTGCCAACTTTCGGCTTAAATGGCGGATTTCAAATTTTTGGAGATAACGCAAGTAAAGGCTCACTTAGTTTGAGGCGTGGTTCAAATGATGCGCAGGGTGTTTTTGTAACAATTGTTAAGTCTCGATCTTCAACTGATGGCACAAGTGGGGTTTGTTTGAACGGTGACGAAATTGGCAGAATCATTTTCCAGGCCGCTGATGGTAATGACTTAGCTTCGTCCGCATGTGAAATCGCAGCTATAGTTGATGGGTCCTGTGGGACAGATGACACACCTGGCAAACTAATATTTAAAACTACAGCAGATGGTGCAAGTGCGACTACTGAGAGAATGAGTATAAATAGTTCTGGTGCTGTAAGTATTGTTGGTTCGCTTTCAAAAGGTTCTGGTTCATTTAAAATTGACCATCCTATGCCGGAAAAAACAGATACTCATCATTTAGTTCATTCATTTGTTGAAGCACCACAAGCAGACTTAATTTATCGTGGCAAAGTAGACTTAGTTGATGGTTCTGCAACCGTGAATATTGATACCGCTGCTGGCATGACTGAGGGAACCTTCGTTGCGTTGAATCGTGACCTTCAATGTTTTACTTCTAACGAAAGTGGCTGGACAAACGTTCGTGGAAGTGTTTCTGGAAATATCTTAACCATTGAAGCCGAAGATAATAATTCTTCAGACACGATTTCGTGGCTGGTTATTGGCGAACGGCAAGACCAGCATATGTATGACACCGAATGGACGGATGAGAACGGAAAAGTAATTGTTGAGCCATTAAAAGAAATTGAAGCACTTGAAACCACTTAACAAGGCCGAGAAATGCCAGCAGAACCGAACACAATGATTCAATTAGTCCAAGATTTAGGTTTTGGCATGGCTTCTCTCACCTTCAGCGGTTGGTTGATCGTGTTTCTTTTAAGAGGTTTTGAAAAAGAAAGAAACATTTGGCTAACTAAGGATTCTGAAAGTGATATTCGCGTCAGCGAGCTATTACGGGAAAATTCACAACTTCAACAAGCCACAACAGAAAAACTTGCGAACCTTCAGGCCGCGCAGTCTCAGCAGCTTTTAGCAGTTCATGAAAAGCTCAACACAACGCTTACTAATATGACGGTTGCGATTAGCGAACTAAGTCAGAAAATGGATAATCTAAAAAAATGAAACCGCTTCTCACAGGCTTGGCTTTGCTGCTTTCAACGTCAGCTTTTGCTTTGCCTGTTGAGTACAAGACTTTGCATCTCGTTTCATGGGCTTACCAATGCTCACTTCGACTTGCTCCCACCTATCAAATGCAAGGCATGACCAGTAATCTCGCCATCCAATCCGCCATTCAGCTTTGCAGTTGTGTGATTGACCACTACCGAGAGAACCATAGATATGTAGACCTTCACCTAATGCCGTTACCTCAAAGAGAAGCGTTTGGCGAAATGTATTCTCAAGAATGTGTGGACTACCCTGAAAAGGAGACTTGATGGCTTACGTTGATCATTCTGAGCATTTCTCACGAGACGAGCTGAAGTGCAAGTTTACTGGTGAATGTGGCATGTCCGAAGTCTTTTTGACGAAGTTGGAAACATTGCGGCAGCACTACGGCAAGCCAATCAGACTGACTTCAGCCTATCGGTCTGTGGAGCATCCGGTTGAGAGAGCCAAAAACAAAAACGGATCAAAGCCAAGCGGTTATCATGTATTAGGCCGAGCAGTGGACATAGCATGCTGGAATGCGGATGGCGCAAGGTTGCTAGAAATTGGAATTCAGATGGGCTTGTTCGGTGGATATGGATTTTCTTTTACTGGCTCAAGCCGCTTTCTTCATGTCGATGACCGTGAAGACGGTTTAATGATCTGGAGTTATTAAATGGAAGGATTTTTAGAGATTTTCAATCAGGCGGTTGATTCTGGCGGACTCGAACTAATACTTGCAGCAACAGGTATGGGCGCGGCTGTTCCAGGCGTTTTATTGTATAAAAAAATTAGAAAAGCGAAAAGACTGAAGGAGCAACTGCTGGGCTAGTGGCGGTTTTCAAATATTGCCACTTGTTGGAGGTTTCACAAATCGGCTGGAAGTGGCTCCCCAAGCTGGACTCGAACCAGCGACCCAATGATTAACAGTCACCTTAGAGTTTTCGGCTGTAGGCTAGATGAATACTGGTCTTGCGGCTTTCAGTTTTTTTCTTTGAAACAGTGTTTTGTGGCGAGTTTCCTAACTTATTGACCAAGTCCACTTGCTGCAAATGGTCTGAATTCAGGTAACTCATGGTTGTTTGAATCGACTGATGACGCAAAAGCTTTTGCACCTGAACCGGATTTGAACTTTCACCAGATAATAGTTCAGTCGCAACTGTAGAACGAAACGAGTGCAGCGGTTTCGCGTTTTCAATTCCTACCTTTAGAAGCGCCTTCCTCATGGATTTGGTCAAATCCCCAAGGCTTGAATAAAGCGGTTTACCTCTGCCGTTGTCCAACACATAACGCTCGCCTTGAATATCCTGCGCCCGAATAAATTCTTTTAAATCTTCAGCGATTGGAATAATTGCGTCTTTCCGACCTTTTACCTTCCAATCCTTTGTTGAGCGAAGTTCGATTCGGTCAGGGTAAACATTGTCCCATTTCAGCGCCAGCAGCTCACCACCTCTCATTCCAGTGAATCGCAAAAACCACCAAGCACGAAGCAGAACCAAGAACCGTCTTCGTTTGGTTTCGTTCCAGCCTTGTTCTAGGTGTTGCCGCAAATCTTCGAGTTGTTGAGTAGAAAAGACAGCAGGCAAAGGTTTGGACGAGCGAACGTTTTTGACTTTGATTGCTGCCGGAATCTGGCCTTGTTCCCAAGACCAATTAAGAATCGCTCGAACTGCTCGAAGGTAAGAATTACAACTGTGATCATTCAGTCCAGCTTTTCTTAAAGCCAAGACGAACTTGTCAGTCAACTGTGAGGAGTGAAGCCGAATGCGATAGTCACCAACTACTTTTTGGTAGCGACTAAGCTGCTGCCGATACTTGCCAACGGTTCTTTCGTCACGGTTTGCTTGAATATGTGCCAGAAAATAATTTAACAACTCACTGAAAAATAAACCTTGTTCATCAGTTGCTCGTTCGACTTCTCGCGTCAGC